TTCTTCCGGATGGTCTACCACCACCACCTTTTGAAATTATATCTGCTAATGCATCCTCTCCACCTGGAACATATTCTACAATGTTGAACTGAACAAAATCATAATCCCCCTCAATTGTTTCATTGGGATATCTTCCTGTTGATCCATCAAGATCTTCTTTTGCAGGTGCTTTTTTTACTACTGGTGCTGGTTTTGGCGCATCAGAGTCACTTTCTGTATCACTACCAGTTGGTGGTGTTGGTGTTTGGTCAGTATCTGGTGCAGGTGGTGTTGTTACACCTGGTATGTCTAACTTATCTCCATATCCCATGTCTCTCAGATTTAATTTCTGAGTAGTTGATGCGTTGTTGTTGAGTATTGCTTTATTTTCATTCTCTACCGGACCTTTTATTAAGGTAGTTAATTTCGACTGAAAATTTGTTCCTCTTGTATTTCTAATTCCAAGAAGATCTTGTTGTGCTTGAAGATTTCCCTTAGAAAATTTTAAATTACCACCAGAAGCAGCGTCTCCTTCTGCAATTGTCCTGCCTTTACTGTCCTTTACTGTGTAGGCACCGTTTTCCAACTCTGTCTCAACAGTTACTTTCTTTCCATTGAGGTTTAACTTGGAACTTTTCTTTGCCACAACAATCTTTTTAGTTATTTATCCACTGACGCGAAGTTTCTTATTGGTATCACTCACTCACTTACTACTGTTGAATTTGCAAAATGTTTTGGTGCGTAAGTATAATCATTTATAATAACCGTTGTTGCTTTGACAGCATCTGCACTAGATTTTGTTGAATAGACTTTTCTGTCATTAAAAATCTCTGTCCAAGTATTATCACCTTTATAGTATACATCACCAATCGTGGAATTCATAACACTGTTTGTTTTGATGTGATATGCCATTTTACTGGTAATATTTTAGTTATTTATCCACTAACGCGAAGTTTTTTATATGGTATGGCGCGAAGAGTTGCAAACTCTTGTGCATTCACTCTATACATAGGTCCAATAATTTCTGGAAATGTGTAATTTCTCACCATGTTCCAGTGATAATTAAATCCTTTGAATCCCCAACTTGTGATATCAACTACTTGTACTAATGGATGTTCATCATATAATAATGCTGGCGTTTTTGCTTGATAGATGAAAGTATAGTATGCTCCTATGCTATCAGGTGCATACTCAGTATCACCCAAAGCATCCATGATATCCATCATCAAATCATCTGGACTTTTCATTCCACTCTTATCTAATATTTTAGATAGGCGATTATTTGTTTCTCTTCTTTGTTGGAGAGTCTTTCTTGGCATTTTTTACAGACCTAGTTCTTTTTCTGTAATAATTTTGAACTCATACTTACGATCATCACAGAATTCTTGTGCTGCTTTCCACTTTGCTTCATTGACGGCATAGGTTTTCATCTCACTAAGATATCTTTTTGATCTCTTTTTTGGTGGTACAGTCTGTTTAAGTGGTTTAACTTCGATAACATATCTCTTAATCCCTCCGTTTCTGGTTCTTGTTCTGACATAGAAGTCGGGAAAATATCGGTGAATCCTACTATCAACAGGACTAATGTATGGAATTGCAATTTCTTCACTTCCCCATTCAAGAATATTATTGTTTCTATCACACCAATTCATAAATTTTAATTCCCATAAGGAACGATAAATAATCTTAGTGGGGTCACCTTTATACTTCAAGTAATTACTTGGTCTAAATTTACCCTTATAGCTCATACATAGTATAATAGGACTAAGGTATTTAGATGTCAGGGGCAGTTCCGTTTAGAAATCTAAGCACAAGTGATTTTCTAAGACGTTTTGGTCATCAAGCACAGACAAGTCAGTTTCGTGCTGTATTGCAGGTTGGAACATTACCTTTTACTAAAAATTATGATCCTCAGGGTGGTAGATTTTATGATGACCTGAGTTTCTTATGCAACTCTACATCTCTCCCTGGATCTAGTTTTTCAACCACTGAAAACTTGCAGGATTATTATGGTGTGAATCAAAAATTTGCATATCGTAGAGATTTTGATGATCTAAGTCTTGATTTTTATGTTGATGCAAAGTATCAAACTTTAAAATTCTTTGAGCAATGGATGGATTTTATTTCAAGTCCTAACGGTAATGGCAATTACTCTGTTGTCACTAATTCAGATCCCTCATCAGATATTTCTTTTTATAGATTTAAATATCCAAGAGAAAAAGGAGGATATAAGTGTAGAATTGATTTGCACAAATTTGATAAGGATTATGATAGAACAAAAAATGATATCCTTTATAGTTTTGTCAATGCATTTCCTCGTAGTTTGAGTTCTATTCCAATCTCATATGATGGTAGTAGTCTATTGAAATGCAGTGTTACGTTTGTTTATGATAGATATTTTGTTAATAGAGGTGGTTCAATTCAAGAAGCAAACGACATAGTAGATACAACAACTCCGGCAAATAATCCTAGTGCGAGTGGTCCATCAGACACGCAAGCAACAAAATCAACAAAACCATTTGATTCATTTGGTAGCACCAATGGATCTAGTAGTGACTTTGCAGAGAGAGACACTGCTACTGGCGCAAGGATGGATGGTGGAAGTGATGGTCCATTATTACTTCCTGATGGAAGTCCTGCTTATGATTCAAGTGGAAGACTACGCTCCATGGTTTAATTTTTAAACACGCACTAAATAAACATACTGAATTGTATAAAACATTATGCCATTACCAAAGATTGCTACGCCATATTATGATCTTGAATTACCATCTAATGGTGACAAGGTTGAATACAGACCTTTCCTTGTAAAAGAAGAAAAACTTCTAGTCTTGGCTATGGAGAGTCAAGATCAAAAACAGATTACCAAAGCAATCAAAGAAGTCATTAAGTCATGTATTCGCGGAGATATTAAAGTAGAATCTCTGCCTACATTTGATATTGAATACCTCTTTCTTAACATTCGTGGTAAGTCTGTTGGTGAAGAGATTGAATTAAAAATTATTGCACCGGATGATAATGTAACTGAAATTCCTGTTACTATTAATATTGATGATATTAAAGTAGTCAAAGATGATGATCACAAAAGAGATATAGATCTTGGAGGTGGACTTGCATTGAGATTGAAGTATCCTTCTCTTGAAGAGTTTATTAGTGACAACTTTGATTTTAGTGGGGATGCATCTAATGTTGAAAAAACTTTTGATCTAATTGGTTCCTGCATTGAAACCATTTATAATGAGGAGGAGGCATGGCCTGCTGCTGATTGTACTAAGAAAGAGATCAAAGAATTTGTTGAACAAATGAATACCAAACAGTTTCAGGACATTGAGAAATTTTTCTCAACCATGCCTAAGTTATCACACACTCTTAAGGTAAAAAATCCTAAGACTAAGAAATCCAGTGAGGTTTTGTTGGAGGGGTTATCTAGTTTTTTCGCGTAGCCCTTTCCCATATGAATTTGGAGGCATATTTTAGAATTAATTTTGCCCTCATGCAGCATCATAAATATAGCTTGACAGAGATTGAAAATATGATGCCGTGGGAACGGGATGTATACGTTGAACTTTTAAAACAGCATATTGAAGAACAAAAGTTAGAACAAGAGAAACAACGTAATGCTTAGTCTACCACCATCAGGAGGAACTGGTAATAAGATTGACCCCGCCAAACTATTTGGCGAGGATAGATATGATAAGATTTACCAGGAACTGCTCTCTGATGGTAGGATAGAGGGTGAAAACCTAACACCGGATGAAAGAAAGGAAGGTGTAAAGGCATATCGAAAAGGTAAGATAAATTTTGTAAAGTTTATAACTAGAATTGATGAAGTTAAAACACAAATTTCTTCACAAGCAACACCACTCACTCCAAAACTAGCATTAGCTCCTGCTGTTGCTCCCACTCCTCCTGAACCTGAACCTCAGAAGGAAGATGATAGTGTTGAGAAGGAAGATGATAGTGTTGAGGATGAAGACATTGATGGAATAGATCAGAAGTTAGATGATCTTCTTGATGAGATTCGCACGCAGGGTGAAATCGAAGATAAGCAACAAAATAAAGAAAGAAAAGATAAAGAAAAGGAAAAAAGAAAAAAGAAAGAGAATAAACTTGAATCAGTAAAGAAATTCTTATTATCACCAATTACAAAGGTGCTTAAACCTAT